CCGCGGCCGGCCTGGAAGCGGAAGCGGATCCTTTACGTTCGCGTCGCGAATGCCGCGATTCTCTACGTCGGGCGATGGGAAATTTCCTGGCGAATGCCGCGGCTTATCGCTTCGCTATGGCAGGCGGCCTGGGATGCGGGATGGAGAGCCGGATCTTCGTCCGGATGGGTCCAGGCACACAAGGCCCTGGGGAACAAGGTCGCGGATCCGCCGGAAGGTCGCGTCGAGCAACTCGGGCCCGGATCCTTCGATGAGATGTTCGAGCATCTTGCGGGGGCCGCTCGGAGGGGGAGAGAATGACGGCGAAGGGAGAGCTCGCAAAAAGGATTATCGAGCTCGAGAGAGAGATCGAAGATCGCGATCGGCAACTCTCACAGATCGCCGCGGCGGAATGTTCCGTCTCTCAGATCGAAGAAGAGATCCGCCGGCGAGTCGAAGATCGGCTCGCCGGGAAGCCTCATCTCTCGCAGGGGCCCGGCTTCGACTATTGGGTCGGGGTATGCGGTCACGAATGGCGCTTGAAGGACTCCAAAGACTGTCCCTATTGCCGGGTCGCAAAACTCGAGCAAGAGCTTAAAGGGGTGAAGCGATGAAGCTCGCGGATCTTCTCGACGACGTCGAGCGAACGCGGAAGATCGGGAATCCGTTCGCGTCCGGGCTCGAGGGATACGCGGCCCTTCTCGCCGACGGCGACGAGCTTTGGGAAGACGTCAAGGCGAATAGCGATATCCTGGCGATGGCCCAGGCGGAGCGAGTCGTCGGGACGGCCGTTCGCTTCCTGGTCGATCTCTTCGAGATCCCCGCGGCGATCGCTCTCGGCGATATGCTCGCCGAGCTCGACCGGGCCCGGAAGAAGTTCCCGGCCTTCAATTCGGCTCACGAAGGATATGCCGTCCTTCTCGAAGAGCTCGACGAGCTTTGGACGGAAATCAAGGGGGAGAATCCCTTCGATAATCCGCTCCCTTCCGCCGGTCAAGCCGCGAGACGGAAGGCGATTGGCGAAGAAGCGATTCAAGTCGGGGCGATGGCTCTCCGGATGCTTACGGATTGTTGGGGAGTCGAGCTCGAGATCGGGAACGGGGGGAAGGGGGCGGATCGATGAGAAGCGAAAGAAGCGTCGACGTCGCGGAGCTCCGGCGCCTGGGGATCCTGGCCGATCGGCCGGCGCCGAAGGCCGGGCTTCTCGGAGATCTCCGGCCGAAGCTCCCTTCGGAGGTCGCCGCGGTCCAGCAAGACGCTTTGATCCGGCATCTTACGCTAGGGGGGATCAAGGGGAATCTAATCATCGGCGGCGAGAAGATCGACAAGGATCCGGACTCGCCGCTAATGAGACGGCTCCGCGGAGAGAATGAAGAGACAGGATCCTAGCTCCCTATCCTTCCGGGCGCTCGCGACTCTCATCAACTCGGCAAAGCCGGGGACGATAACTCCGCGGCAAGTTCAATATCACTTGGAGACGTCGACCTTCCCGCTCGGGACAAAGTCCGGCCGCTACTCGCTTCTCTTCTATGCCGCTTGGCTCCGCCGACTTCTCGCCGACGGCCGGCATTTGAAGACGGCCGGCCGCGAATCCGCCGACATAATGAGAGAGCGTCGGGCCCTGGCCCGCGATATCGGTCCGATCCCGGAGATCGTCAATCCGGATCGGCGGGAGAAGTGTCGGCTCGATCCCGCGGCCTTCGGCCGGACCTATCTCCGGGCGACCTTCTCGCTCCCCTTCTCGAAGACTCATCTCAAGGTCATAGCTCGAGGGAAGCGGAGCGTCCTTCGCCGCGAGAAATACGCTCTCGGCGTCTTCCGCGGCTTCGGGAAGAGCTCGCTCGCCGAGCTCTTCGTCCTTTGGGGGGCGCTCTACGGACATTTGAGATTCGTTCCGATCATCGGACCGGACAAGGCTCACGCTTCGGGGATCCTCGAGAGCCTTCTCGTCGAGCTTACCTATAATCCGCTACTCGCCGACGACTTCCCGGAAGTCTGCAAGCCGATAGAATCGCTCGAGGGGATCTCTCAGCGATGCAAGGGACAGACATACACCGCGAAAGACGGCTCGAGGCGGCCGACGTTGATCGGCTACGGAGAAGATTATCTCGTCCTTCCGGCTATCGAAGGCTCGAAGGCGTCCGGCGTTTTCATCAAGGCTTACGGCTTGACGGGATCTCTCCGCGGAATGAAGCACCGTCAACCGGACGGCGAAGTCCTTCGGCCCGATTGGGTTCTCCTGGACGATCCGCAAACGGACGAGAGCGCGAAGAGCCCGTCTCAATGCGTCTATCGGGAAGAGCTCGTCAACGGGACAATATCCGGGCTCTCGGGGCATCTCCGCAAAATGGGCGGGCTCGCTTGTCTTACGATCATCCGGAAGGGAGATCTCGCCGATCGGCTTCTCGACCGGGAGACTCATCCGGAATGGTCCGGCGACGTCTTTCCGATGTTGATCAAGCCGTCCGATCGGGAGTCGGATCTATGGCTCGACGAATACGCGAGCCGGCGACGGGCGATTTATACGGATCTTGAGGGCGGCCGGGAGCGAGCAGTCAAAGAGGCGACGGACTTCTATCGCAAGCATAGAAAGCAAATGGACGCCGGCGCCGTCGTCGCCTGGAATGCCGCTCGAAACGAAGACGAGCTTTCGGGGATTCAGCACGCATATAATTGTTTTATCGATTGGGGAGAGGCCGCCTTCCGGGCCGAATGTCAACTCGATCCGATCGATCCCTTCGCCGGGATCCGGCCCCCCATCGAGCCGAAGGATCTTCTCGCGAAGCTTAATCGCTTGAAGGCGGGAATCTGTCCGGCCGGCTCGAGCGTCGTCGTCGGCTTCGCCGATATCGGAAGCCGTAGCCATGTTCACTATATGCTATGTGGGTTCGGCGACGATTACTCCGGAGCGATCCTTCTCTATGGAGCGAGCAAGGTCGAAGCCGACTTCGGCGGCGTCGAAGCGGCGATCGGAAAGACGTTGAAGAAGACGCTCGACGAGATCTTGACGAAGCCTTATCCGGTCGAGGGCGGAGGGCCGGCTCTTCGCGTCGAGCGATTCCTCGTCGACTCCGGATGGAAGGCGTCGACGGTTTATGAATTCTGCCGATGGGCGGGATATCCCGGGATCGTTGTCCCGTCGAAGGCCCAGGGAAGCGAGCGGGAGCTCCGGCCCCCCAGGAAGCTTCCCCGCCGCTATTGGGGCCCGGGATGGTATCACGCGCCGACGCTCGCCTCGGCGAGATCCGGACGCAACGATCAATGGCTTACAATGTACGAAGCGGACTTCTTCAAGAGCCTAGCGGCGGAGCGGCTCCGGACGCCGCTCGGCGGTCGAGGATGTGTCTCGATCAACGGAGATCCGCGGCGACGCGAAAGAATGAGAGAGCTCGCCGAGCAACTCACAAGCGAGCGGAGCCGCGAGAAGGAACGCTCGGACGGAGAGACGTTCGAAAAGTGGAGCGTCCTTCCTGGTCGGCCTAATCACTTATGGGATTGCTTCGTCGGATGCACCGCGGCCGCGGCCTATCTTGGGATCCGGCCGCCGCAATCGGAAGAAACGGCCGCCGAGCGGCCGAAGAGACGGAAAAAAAGAGGCGGGGGGATGCGCGGGATCTAGGCGGAAGGAAGGGCAAGCAATGGCAAAGAAGGGCAAGACAAAAAAGGGAAAGAAGGGGCCGCGGACGATCTATCAATCCCCGCCGATCGAGGCGATCAAGTGTCCTCATTGCGGGGCTTATGGCGACAGCAAGGCGACCGGGACGAAGGGAGCGGTCCAGTTCCGGCAATGCCGGCGGGGGGCTTGTCGGGCGAGCTTTACTGTTGCCCGGAAGCGGATTCTCGTCGACGAGCCTTAGTCCAGCTTTGGACTAAATATCTTGCAAGGTCCCCGCGGTCGAGCTACATAGGATCTCGGGGGGGACGTCCGACAGGAAGGCCCGGACTGATCATCCGGGCCCGAGCGAGAAGGCGCGGCCGATGGGGGCCCATCCCTTCGCGGTCGCGCCTTCCGCTTTCCTGGCGATCGGATCGGAGGCTCTCCCCGATGGCTCTCACGGCGACACAGATTCAAACGAAGATCGACGCGATCTCGACGACGCTCGATCAACTATACGCGAAGACGGCTAAAGATATGAGTCTCGAGAGCCGGAAGATCGTTCTCCAGGATATCGACAAGCTTGAAGCGTCTTTGCAGATGTGGGAGAATCGGCTCGGGGCGATACAGAAGACGAAGCCGCGAGTCGCCTCGATCAATCTCGAGAGTCCGGGGACCGAAGCATGATCGGCCCGGGCGCGAACGCGAAGAAAAAGCCGGCGAAGAAGCGATCGTCTCCAAAGCCGGCCGCCGGCGGGAACGGCTCCAAGCGCAAGCCGGCGAGCTCGAAGCCGCGGGCGGGATATGACGGCGCGAAGTTCACGAAGCAACGTCGGAGCCCACAGACAAACACACAGAGCGAAGACTCCGTCCTAAACGTTTCCAATCGTCGAGCCCTGGTCGCTACGGGCCGCGATCAAAGACGAAATTTCTCGGCGGCCGCTTGGGCCGTTCGGAAGCATCTCGACTACGTCTCGAGCTTCGCCTTCCAGGCGCGGACGGGGAATGAAGATCTCAATCGGCGGATTGAGGATCTTATTCGATGGTGGTCGGAGCCGGCGAATTGCGATATCGCCGGGCGTCATAGTCTCGGGAGAATGATCCGGATCGCCGAAGCGTCTCGGACGATCGACGGCGACGTCTTTCTCTATCGTCTTCGGTCCGGGCATCTCCAAGGGATCGAAAGCGATCGCGTTCGGTCAATGTACGGAATCCCGCCGGAGCATAGTTCGAAGAAGATCATTCAAGGGATACACGTTAACGACTGGAACAAGGCCCTGGGTTACTTCATCTCCAAGCGGGGCCCGCATGGGATGGGGCTCTATTTCGAGAAATACGTCCCGGCGGCCTGGATATGGCCCGTCGGCTATTACGATCGATACGATCAAGTCCGCGGCGTCTCGCCAATGGCGCCGGCGATCAATACCTTCCGCGACCTTTACGAAGTGCTCGGCTATGCTCTCGCAAAGGCGAAGGTCGGGCAACTCTTCGGGCTCGTCACTTATCGCGGAGATCCGAATGCTCTCGTCGATCATCAAGAGAGCTCGCACGAAGACGAAGACGGCAATCCGCGATACGAGATAGATTTCGGGCTCAATCCTTATCACCTGGACTTGGACGAAGGCGATCGCGCCGAGGTCCTCGAGTCGAAGACTCCCTCGAGCGAGTTTCAATCCTACACGCAAGAGACGCTAGCTCTCGGCTTGAAGGCTCTCGATATTCCTTACAGTTTCTACAATGAGAGCTTTACCAATTTCTCGGGGGCCCGTCAAGCTTGGCTCATGTACGATCAATCCGCGGAGACGAAGAGAAGCGATCTCCGGACGCTTCTCAATTCCATAACGCGATGGAAGCTCGCTCAATTCCTGGCGACGAATCTTCTCGAGCTTCCCGCCGGGATGGGGATCCGGGATCTTCGTTGGGAATGGATCGCGACCGGGATTCCCTGGATCGATCCGCTAAAGGAAGTTCTCGCGGATGCAAAGGCCCTTGAATACGGATTGACGAGCCGGCAACGGATCGCGAAGCGTAGGGGGGAAGACTTCTTCGAGATCGCCGAAGAGCTCACGATCGAGAATGCAGTGCTCGAGGGGGGCGGCGTCCCGGCTTACGGTCCAGGCAAGGCGGCCCCCCCGGCGCCGGCGCCGGCCCAGGATTAGGAGTCTCGAGAATGCCTTATCCCAATGAACATAGCTGTCGGCTCCGGGAGCCGATCGACGGAGCTCCGACTCGTCGGGTCAACGGCGAACGCGAGCACGACGGGAAGAAATACGACGTCATATATCAGAAGACGGGCGGATCCTGGGAAGAACAGGCATATCGATATCCGTCGAAAGACTGGACGGTCGGCGAAGCCCGCGAGCATTGCAAAGAGCACAAGGGGATTCGCTTCGAGCCGGCCGAAGGCGAAGGCGACGACGGGAAGGCTTGCGTCGCTTGCGGCGAGCTCGCCGGCCGGCAACGCCGCTTGAGCTCGAACGTCGCGGACTGGACGTCGCGACCTTGGGCTATTCACCGGGCCCGGCTCGACGCGATGAGCCGGAGACTCGAGGCGATCAATCTCGCCGAGCCTCGAGTCCAGGATTCTGAGATCAAGGTCGAGACGGAAGAGGATCCGGGATATGCGATCGCCGACGGCGTCGCGATCGTCGAGATTGTCGGGGACATATGGAAAGAAGTCCCCTGGCTCTATTCCTGGTCGGGATGTGCGGCGACGTCGACGCTCGAAGTCCGCGGCGCGATCGAGCGAGCGGAAGAGGATCCCGAAGCCGAAGCGATCCTTCTCCGGATCGATTCGCCGGGCGGGATAATCGACGGAGTCCAGGAATTAGCCGACGCGATCTTCGAAGCGAAGCTTCGCGGGAAGAAACCCGTTCACGCTTATATCGAGGATCTCGGAGCGTCCGCGGCCTACTGGATCGCGTCCCAGGCGAGCCGGATCTCCGCGAATATGACGGCTCAAGTCGGCTCGATCGGAGTCTATTCCGTCATTCTCGACGACTCGAAGAAGAGCGAGCGGGAAGGACTTCGCTTCCACGTTATCCGGAGCGGCAAATACAAGGGGACGGGCGCCGGCGCGGAGATCTCCGACGAAGAGCTCGTCCCCTATCAAGAGGTCGTCGACGATCTCGCGGGGATGTTCGCGAGCGACGTCGCCCGGGGCCGCGGGATCTCCGAGCAGTCGGCCCGGGACGTCGCGACCGGGCGAACCTGGACGGCGCCGAAGGCCCGGTCGCTCGGCTTGATCGACGCGATCGAAAGCCTCGAGACGGCGATCGCGGCCGCCCGCGGGAAGGAAGACGCTTCAACGGCGCAAGCGGCCTATGCTTGTGAATGCCTGGAATGCGGTCACGTTATGGAGTCCGACAAGCATTGTCGCGAGATCTCTTGTCCGAAATGCGGCGGAGCGATGAGACGCAAAGAGCGACCGGGCCCCGGCAATACGGCGGCCGATATGAGTCACGATCTCGCCGGGACAACGGTCGGCGTCGCTCTCGAAGATCACAGTCACAGATTCAGCCCGGAAGCCTTCTCGGGCTCCGGGATCGAATGGTCGGCGGGGACGGGCCCCGTCGGATTCGAGTTCTCCGAAACGGAGGGAAACGCAATGGCAGAGGGAGAGAAGACAGGGGATAAGCCGGTCTTGACGGCCGACGAGATCCTCGCCTCTTATCCGGAGGCCGTCGAATCCTGGCGGGCCGAAGGAAGAGAGGAAGGCAAGGCGGAAGGGAAGAAGGAAGCGGCGGACAATCTCCGGGCGCTCTCCGAAGCTCTTCCGGGTCGGCCGGAAGCCGTCTTGAAGGCGGCGCTCGAGGGGCTCGGGCCCATCGAGGCGAAGGCCCGGCTAGCCGACGAGCTCGCGGCGGAGAATGCCGAGCTCAAGAAGAAGGCCGCGGCAGTCGGCGCGGACGGCGGCGAGCCGGTTTCGGCTTCCGACGCTCCGGCGACTTCCCCGGGATCCGACGACTTCATTTCGAGGTCGAAGGCTCTCGCCAAAGAGAAGACGATCTCTCTCTCCGAGGCTATGTCCAGTCTCGCGAAAGAGGATCCCGAGCTCTTCAAGGCCTATAAGGCCGGGCTCCGCAAGTAACGGGCCCAGGAACGGAGGGAGAGAGAATGGCCGTTCAAGTGGAAGGGAACGTCAAGACGTTTCCCGCGGGGGAAGTGCTCGCCGCAATCCGGCGAGTGAAGATCGATAGCGACGGAAACGTCGTCTATGCAGACGCCGGAGAGGCTTACGACGGCGTAACGCAGGACGCCGCGGCCGCTATCGGGGATCACGTTCCGGTCAAGCTCAAGAGCGGAGCGGGCTCGTTCAAGGTCACGGCGGACGGCGCGGCCGCTTGCGCCGCGGATCTCTACGGGGCGGACGACGGAAAAGTCTCCACAACGGAGAGCGGATCCGTCCAGTTCCGAGCCTTCGAGCCCGCGACGGCGGACGGGGACATAATCGAGGCCGGGCTCGTCTAGCGCGGGCTCTAGCAAACGGAGGGCGATCTAGTGCCAAGATACGGAACATACGAGACGCCGAGAGCCGATCTCGGGCAAGCTCTCATGGAAACCCGTTTGATCCCGGTCGGCGGTTTCATCGGGATCACGATGCTTCCCGTCTTTCCGACTCGGAAGAAGGCCGCGGCCTTCTCCGCGATCACGCGGGAAAGCATCCTTCGGCGCCGCAACGTCAAGCGGGCGGCAAAGTCCGCTTACAACCGCGACAGCTACGAAGGCGACGATATCAGCTATTCGTGCCAGGAATACGGACACGAACAGCCGCTAGACGATTCGGAGCGGGCGCTCTACGCTTCGGACTTCGACGCGGAGCTCGTCGCCGTGATGGTCGCGGAGGGAGTTCTCACCAGGGAGCAGGAGATCCGGATCGCCGCGGCTCTCTTCAACACTACAACCTGGACGGGCGACGCTCTCTATACCGATTACTCGGCGGATCCCTGGGATTCCGCGGACGCCGACATAATCGGTCAAGTGAAGGCGATGAAAGAGAAAGTGCGACAGAACGTCGGGATGGAGCCGGACTCGCTTCTCGTTTCCAAAGTGCAGTTCGACAACGCGACGACGATCAACTCGGACATTCTCGATCGCCTCAAGTACACGCAGACGGCGACGAAGCGGGCTCTCGAGGAAAATCTCGCCGCGATCCTGGGGATCGGGCGAGTCGTCGTCGGGAACGGCGTCTACAATTCGGCGGCCGAAGGGCAGGATATGACGGCGGCGGACATTTGGTCCGACGATTACGCGATGGTCGCCGTCACCGCGAAGACGAATCAACTCGCGGAGCCCTGTCTCGGGCGAACGATGCTTTGGACGGCCGACAGTCCCGAAAATGTCACCGTCGAAGAGTACCGGGAGCCACAGAGCCGGAGCGGGATCTATCGCGTCCGGCAGCAGACCGACGAGAAGGTCTTCGACCCCTACTTCGCGCACCTTGCGAAGATCGACGCGACCGGGTCCTAGACCTAAAGCATAGTCCGGGCGGGGGGCTTCGGCTCCCCGCCCGGCGGGCGGAATCCTAACGGCGGGGGCGGGCGCCGGTCCTTATCCGGGGGCCGGCCCCCCCCGTCGATCACGGTCCCCGGAGATAGGAGTCGAAGCGATGAGACGCGCAATTCTAGCGGCCCCCCTGGCGATGATTCTTCTCGCGGCGGGATGCGAGCCGCTCTCGGAACAGGATCAGAAGGACAAGGCGATAGCGACGGCGGCGCTCGCCGAGATCGGCGAGAGACTCCCGCTCTTGAAGGCGAAGCTCGAGAAGCTCGTCGAACGGGGAAAGTCGATCGCTCTCGAGATCGCCGAAATCCGGGCGAAGGTCGCGGCCGGGAGCTTCCCGGCGGCCGATGCTCTCGAGCTCGTCGCCGGCCTAATGTCGGAGAAGGATACGATCGCCGGCGAGATCCTCGCGACGAAGGACGATATCTCGAAGCTTCTCGAGCTCGGCAAGCAAGCCGACGCGAAGCTCGACGAGATCCGCAAGCGCAACAAGTGGGCATGGGCTCGGACGCTCGGAGAGGGAGCTCTCTCGCTTGTCCTGGCCTATTTCGGGATCGCCTGGAAGCGGAAGGCCGCGGCCCTGGCGAACGTCTCAAGCTCTCTCGATGCTCGGACGGCGAGCCTTGTCGTCGCGGAGAAGACTCGGGACGCATTGATCGCGACGATCGATAAGCATCCCGAAGCAAAACCGACGGCAAGAGCGAAGGCCGAAGAGGCCGGGATCCTTCCGGCCCTGGCGGAAGCGGTTCGCCGGATCACTTAGGAAGGGGCATCAATGCCGGACACAGTTCCCGAGCCGAGAAGCGTCAAGGATTGCGCGGAGCTTCAAAAGACTTGCCGGAGCGAAGTCTTCGGCAAGATCGACAGCAAGCATTCCGAGACGCAAACGCTAATCAACGAAAAACATCTCGAGCTTATGCGGGAGCTCGGCGAGATCAAGGCGAAGGCGGCCTATCAAGCCGGTTTGGCGAACGCTCGAGCGACGACCGGCCCCCAGGATCCCGTCAAAGGGGGGAAATGGTCCTGGAGAGAGGTCGCCGCGGCGATCATCATCATAACGGCCGCGATCGCTTCGGCGATCGCCGCGATCAAATAGGGGGGCCGCCTGGGAGCGGTTTTCGTTCTCTTCCTTCTCTTGATCCTGGTCATAGTCTCCGGGGATGGAGGGAAGCCGAAGGGGGGAGAGTGGACTAGATGAGTCTTCACAAGCGAGACGGCTCGGCTTGCCTTCCCGGGGATCCCGCCCGCGAGCGTCGCCGGGATCCCCTTCTCGCCGCGGCGTCCTATAAGCTCGGCGGGGATCCGCTCGAGCTCGTCGCTCGCTTTACGGGGATCTCGCACGGCGAGAGCGACGGAAAGCCCTTGATCTTCGAGCTCGGGATTACCGGCAATCCCCGGAACCGCGATCACGAAGGCTTGATCGGCGCGACTCGCTATCCCGACGAGGCCGCTTGTCTTGACGACTTCAAGGCGAAGATAGCGGATCTCGAGCGGGCCGGCGCGACGATCTCGGGAAGGGGATAGAATGGCTTCCCGTTACTTCGTCGGCGATACGGACTCTCATTGGAACGACGCGAGCAATTGGGCCGCGAGCTCGGGCGGGGCCGGCGGCGCCGGCGTCCCGACGGCGACGGACGACGTCTTCTTCGATGCGAATAGTCCGGATTGCCTTCTCGATCTCGCGACGGCCGTCGCGAAGAGCGTCGATTGTACCGGGTTCGCGAACGATCTCGACTTGAACGGAAACCGGCTCAACACGGGGGACGGGAGCGTCCTTCTCGTCGCCGGAATGACCTTGACGCACAATAACGGCGAAATCGATATGGCTCCGACGACGGGAACCGTCACGATTGCGACGGCCGGAAAGACTCTCTATGACTTCTCCGCGGATGGCTTCGGATCCGCCGTCGTCCAGCTTGCCGACGCTATGACTTGCGAGAATGAAGTCGAAGTCAATAGCGGCGAATTCGATCTTAACGATCAAGACTTGACGGCGATTCTCTTCGACTTCAACGGGGGGACGGTCAACGCCGGATCCGGGGATATCAATCTCTCGGGGACGACGGCTGATTTCGATATGTCCGCGGGAACATTCAACGCCGAAAGCGGAACGATCAAGTTCCAGCGGAATTTTACGATCACCGGCGGGACCTTTAACGCGGGGACGGGAACGATCGAGGAACAAGGCTCGATCTCAAAGACGATCAACGTCGCCGGACAGACGTTTAATAATTGGGTTCGAACCATTATCGGCGGATACGGAACGACGCTTCTATCGGACTTGGACGTCAACGGAGACTATACCAATAACGACGGCTATTCGATCTCCGGAGCCTATAAGATCAAGGTCGCCGGAGACTTGATTGCCAATGGCTCGGAGATTTCGACCGGGTCCGGATTCCTGGGGTTCGAGCTCGACGGATCCGGAACGCAGAATATCACGCCGGGCTCGGCGACGGATGCTCTCCCGTCGATCCGGCTCAACAATTCGGGGACCGTCGTCGTCGGCGGGGACTTCGTTCTAAAGGGATCTTGGATCCGCACAAGCGGAACGGGGGCCGACTTCGCGACGAATTCGGTCAAAGTCACATTGACGGGCGGAGCTAGCTTCGAGCAAGACGACGACGTCTCCGTCTTCTATGACGTCGAGATGGACTATGGGTCTTACACGCGGACTTTTTCCGCCGACTGGCATATCTCCAATGACTTCACCTTGACGGCAATCGGTGGAGCCAATGGCTCGAGCTCGATCTATATCGGCGGCGACGTCTCGTCGGCCGATACGTCAATGAACCTATATTCTAATCGGATGATCCTCAATGGGAGCGGAGATCAGCAGATCGACGGCCCGGGCGCCTTGTGGAGTGTAGAGATCGACAAGTCCGCCGGAGACGTTGTCTTCGGCTCTTCCTGGCTCGTCTATAATTCCTTCCGGAACAAGTCCGCGAGCGCGATCGATGCGGGGACCTATACGCTCGGCTTCCAGGGAACAGGCGCCGAAATCGCGGCCGGCGGGCAAGCTCTCTATTCGATAGAGACGAAGCTCACTTATAACTATAACACGTTGACGATTATCGGGCTTCTTACGCTCGAGGGCGATCTTCTGTTAACGGACGGCCGGCTCGCCGGCTCCGTCGACGTCGAAGGCGATGTCGTCGCGACTTCCGATCAGACCGGAGGGACGGCGGCGATCACGCTCACAGGGAGCGGAGCTCAATCGATCGATTGTGGATCCGCTTCGACAATGCCTTCGGGAACCTTCACGATCGACAAGCCGGCCGGGACGGCGACGCTCGCGTCGGCCCTGGTGCTCGACTCTTCCGGTCAAGATCTCGTCATAATCGAGGGGACGCTCGATCTCGCCGGCTATGACTTGACCGTGAATGATATTCTCGACGTCGACGACGACGGTCGATTGAAGCTCAAGGGGACGGAGACGGTTTCGCGGACGACGATCACGCTCGACGGAACGATAGAATTCTATGATTCCGGAGTGACAGCATTCGTCACGAATTACGGCTCGACGTTCGGGAATATGATCTTCGGAGCCTCAAAGACTCATCAATTCGCGAACGGGATCGGGAGCGAGATCACCGTCAACGGGACGCTAGAGTCGGCCGGGACAAGCTCGACGCGGGCCGTCCTTCGGTCCGACTCCGACGGGAATCAATGGTATATCGACTTGCAAGGGAGCTCGATTCTCGACGACGCCGTCGACGTCAAGGATTCGAATGCAGGATCGGGGAAAGACGTTTACGCGATCGGCTCCCAGGATAGCGGGAACAATTCTTCGGAGTGGATCTTCTCGGCGGCCGCGGGGGGCGGCGGAGCTCCGATCATCGGGAGCCCGATAATCAAGGGGGCCGGTCAATGAAGCTCGGAAGAACGAAAGAAGTCCTTTTCGCGACGTCGCGATTCTCGACGGGCGAAGCTTACGACGCGACCGGGACGCCGACGGGGACGATCTACAAAAACGGGACGGCCGACGCTCTTTCCGTCACCGTTTCAAACATCAAGACGGGGCTTTATAAGGCCGTCTTCACGCCGACGACCGGCGCCGGCTTCGCGGCCGGCGACGACGTCGAGCTCGAGATCTCCGCGACGGTCGATAGCGTCCCGGGAGTCGCAACCGTTTGGAGAGATATTCTTTCGACGAACGATATCGACGACGTCGACACAGTCGCGGACGCGATCAAGGCGAAGACGGATAACCTTCCGGGCTCGCCGGCGGCGACTGGCGACGCTATGACTCTCGAAGACGACGCGATCACCGCGGCCAAGTTCGACGAGTCGACGGCCTTCCCGCTCAAGAGCGACGATTCGGGCGCGACCGAAGTCGCCCGGACCGGGGCCGATGGGGATACGCTCGAGACGCTTTCGGACGAGATCGCCAACGTTCAAGCGACCTTGGGGACGCCGATCACGCCGATAGCCGACAAGGTCGACGCTCTCCAGGTCACGGCGGACAGCATAGAGAGCAAGGTCGACACGGTCGACGGAAACGTCGACGCAATCAAGGCGAAGACGGACAATCTCCCGGCGGATCCGGCCGGAGTCTCGGATCTCGCTTCCCTGGCTCTCGAGGCGACGGCCCAGGGGATCAAGGCGAAGACGGACCTTCTCCCGAGCTCGCCGGCGGCGACCGGCGACGCTATGACTCTCGAAGACGACGCGATCACCGCGGCCAAGTTCGACGAGTCGACGGCGTTCCCGCTCAAGTCGGCCGACGCCGGCGCGACGGAAGTCGCCCGGACCGGGGCCGATGGGGATACGCTCGAGACGCTCTCCGATCAGATCGACGGAGCGGCTCTCGAGACGACGGCCCAGGCGATCAAGGCAAAGACGGACGGGCTCAATTTCTCGGGAACGGACGTCAAGGCGACGCTTGACGGCGAAGAGGTCGACGTCGGAAGCGTCAAGGGGACGAGCCTTCAAGCGAAGGTCGGGCCGAATTTCGACGCATTCTATCAGAATGCGGGCGCGGATACGTCGAAGCTCGTCGACGACGTCGGAACGGCGACCGGCGGGAACGATTGGACGTCGGGCGAGAAGGAAAACATCCGGCAAGCCCTGGGGATCACCGGGACGAAGTCGGCGACGTCCGGCGGGAACCTGGACGCCGTCAAGGCGAAGACGGACCTTCTCCCGGCGGATCCGGCCGGAGTCTCCGATCTCGCGTCCCTGGCGCTCGAGGCGACGGCCCAGGGGATCAAGGCGAAGACGGACCTTCTCCCGGGCTCGCCGGCGGCGACCGGGGACGCTATGACGCTCCAGGACGACGCGATCACGGCGGCCAAATTCGACGAGTCGACGGCGTTCCCGATCAAGTCGGCCGACGCCGGCGCGACGGAGATCGCCCGGACGGGGGCCGACGGAGATACGCTCGAGACGCTTTCCGATCAGATCGACGGAGCGGCTCTCGAGACGACGGCCCAGGCGATCAAGGCGAAGACGGACCTTCTCCCGGCGGATCCGGCCGGAGTCTCGGATCTCGCGTCCCTGGCGCTCGAGGCGACGGCCCAGGGAATCAAGGCGAAGACGGACCTTCTCCCGAGCTCGCCGGCGGCGACCGGCGATGAAATGGCCCTAACGGCGGACGCGATCGACGCGATCGTCGCGGATCTCCGCGACGCGAAATGGACAGCCGGCGGGGTCAATACGCTTGCGGACGTCTTGAAGGCCGTCTTCGCGATGGCCCGGGGGAACGTCTATCGCTCGGGGGCCGATTACAAGGTCTATGACGACGACGATACGGGCGCCGAGGATGGAACGCTTCTCTTTACGCTCACGATCGGGAGCTCTTCGAGGATCTCGAGCTAATGACGATAGCGGCGGGCGATCTTCAATCAATGGGGGTTTGGGGATGGTTTGTGACGCAAGGCGTCCCCGCTCCGACTCTCGCCGTCGAAGATCTCGAAGACGGTTCGGGGGCCCGCTATACGATAACCGATTCGGCGGCCGGCGTTCAAAATGTGTGCTATGCGATCGACTCGACGGGCGCCGTCAACGAAATCGGGACGATCGTCGGAAACGGCTCCGAAGTCTTCGCGCTGGACGTAGGTCCCTATTGGGGATTCGCCCGGGCGTCGAACGCTTATGGATCCGCCGTCTCGAATTTCGTTCCGTTCGGAGTGACAGACGGCTCCGGATGCGTCGTCCGGAGCGACTTCGGCGACGACTTCGAAGCCCTGGAAGAAGCGACGCTTCTCCCCGAATTCGGGGAGACGATCACCTATCGCCGCGGAATCGCGGCCGTATCTCTTACGGGGATCCTCGCTCCGGTCATTACACGATACGATCCCCGGGAGGGAATCGACGTCGCGGTCGGGGATTCGTCCTGGCTTGTTCGCGTCGAAGATCTCGACTTCGGAGCGGGATGCGTGGAGCCGCGGAAGTTCGACAGGATCGTAACGGCGAAGGGGGCCGAATACGAGGTCGTCGAGCCCGGGGACATTGATCGGGAGCGGATAATGCGATCGATCCCGACGAGACGATCGGAGCACAAGCAATGACGGCGCCGGCGACGGAGATCGCCCGGGGGGTCCGGGACGCTCTCAACAATGCGGATCCGGGGACCTTCTCCCAGGATTTCACGGCGGTCTTTTCCTTCACGCCGACGAAAACCTTCCCCGACGCGATCGACGCGACGGAGGCGGACGACTGGCTCGTCTTGACGACGGCCGGCAATCCGGAACACGAAAGATCCGCCCGGGGGCGATGGGGCGAGACGTTCCCCGTTCATATAGGATTGCTCGTCGATTGCCGGAAGGCGTCGCCGGAGACGGGGCTCGACGAAGACAAGGTCGACGCGGCTCTCGAGCTCCTGGACGAGATTTATCGCTATCTCCGGAATCGAACGCTCGAGCTCGATTCGGGCGACTATGGTCCGCTCGAGGCGACTCACGATCCGATCTTCGATCCCGAGGATCTCGCCGGCGGGCTCTTCGCCGGCGTCTTGATCATCAACTATCGGACGGATCGATAGGGGGCGAAGCGATGGCTCTTCCCTTCCTGGCGATCAAAGTCGCGATAGATCTCAAGCTCAAGACTCTTCGGAAGAAGGTCCGCCGGGCCCGGAAGATATGGCTCAAAGAGTCGGCGAAGGAAGTCCAGCGAGAAGCGAAGCAATCGATCCGGAAGGGCCGGATAACATCGAAGCCCGGGGATCCCCCGATCGGGAAGAAGGGGGATCTCAAGCGGTCGATTAGATACAAGGTCGGGCGTCAAGATGCGTGGATCGGGCCGACGCGGCCTCTCGGATCTCACGCGAACATACTCGAGCAGGGGACGCGCCGAGTCGCGGCGCGGCCGTTCATGGGGCCGGCTCTCGAGAGATCGAGGCCAAAGATCCGGAAATTCCGGAAGCTTTAGCGGAGGGAAGTAGCATGGGGAATGACGTTGAATTGGGGTTTCAGTCGGCCCTTTACGTCAATACAGGGACGTACGGCTCGCCGACTTGGACGGAGATCGATCTCGCTCGAGACGTTACGAGCCTGGGAGAAGTCTCCAAGATCGACGCGACGACGCGGCGGACGGCTCGCAACCGCTACACGGCGAACGTTGCCGGGCTTCGGGAAATAGGCTGGACGGTCCCGACGTTGATCCCGGCGGCCGGAGAGTCGAATACGGCATACGAAGCCCTTCTCGCGGCGTTCGAAGACGGGTCCGTCGTCGATATCCTTCACGTTGAAGGCGGCGAGAAGAATACGGACGGGCTCTCGGCGACGCGGGCCGTTTGCCGGGTCTTCGGGGGAGCGAAGAGCGAGCCGCTCAACGACGTTTCGAGCCGCGACTTCGAGCTCTCTTTCACTCTCAACGACGACCAGGACGTTCCCGAATTCGGGACAATGTCCGGCGGGGACTTCGTCCCCGCGAGCTAGTTCGCAGAGAAGCGGCCGGATCCGGGGCCCCCGCCGAAGCGGGGGCCCCCGCCGGCCTTCGGTCCCCGGATAGGAAGAAGGTCTTTCGATGGATACGAGCTTCAAAGACAGCAAGGGCCGGGACTGGACGGTCGTCATTGACGGCTATGTCCTGGGGCGGGCCCGCTCTCACGGGAAATTGGATCTCTCGGGAGTCATTAACGGCGCGATGAAGGGGAATCTCTGTCCGGATCCCGCCGTCCTTCTCGAGCTCGCTTTCTACGGGTGCGAGCATCATTCCCGGATTCAATCCGGGAAGGTCACGAAGGAAGATTTCCTTCGGGCTCTCAAAGGGAGCGCAATGCAACCGGCACTAGAAGCCGCGGCGTCCGGATTAATGGAATGCTTCGGCGTCGATCTCGAGGGGGAGGAAGAGCTCCCGGACCCTTCCGAAAGCGGGCTTTCGTCCGGGAGTGGAGCGAAGCCGATTGGATCCGACTCGCCGGCCTTGCCGGCGTCGATCCCTGGGGGCGATACCGGCTCCCCGACTTGATCACGCTTGCGGAGGCTCGCAACGATAATCAGTGGAGCCATAATCTTTCCCTTGTGCTCTTGATCGGGCGGGCTTTCCAGGGGGGACAGGTGACAAGCGAAGAGATCGAGAAGCTCAAGCCCGGAGGCCGCTAGCATGGCGAAGCGTGGAACGTTCATCGGCTCGGCTTATATCTCCATAACCGGCGACGATTCTTCTCTCGGGAAGGTCCTCGCCGGCGTCCGGAAGAAGATGCAAGCTTTCGGAAAGTCTATGGAGCGATTCGGGCTCAAGCTTATTGCGATGGGGACCGCGATCACGGCGCCGCTAGCTCTCGCGGTGAAGCAATTCGCGGCCCTGGGGGACGAAGCCGCGAAGGGGGCAATCCGGGCCGGCTTGACGGCGGCGGCCTATTCGGAATTCGCGCACGTTGCCGCATTGGCGGGGACTTCGGGCGCTCGCTTTGAACGAGCAATGCAAGGGATGGCCCGCGGGCTCTTCGACGCGAAGCGGGGCGCCGGAGAAATGCTCTTCGTTATGAAAGAGCTCGGGATCACCTGGAGGGATCTCGAGACTCTCAAGACGGAAGAAAAGTTCCTTCTCCTGGCGGAGAGGATCTCCCGGATCCCGGATCCGAGCATCCGGGCCGCTATCGCGATGAAGGCATTCGGCCGGGCCGGCGCCGAGCTTCTTCCGATGTTCGAGGGCGGGGCCGAAGCGATCCGTCACTATATGGCCGAAGCCCGGCGGCTCGGCGTCTCCATAACTCCGGAGATGGCGAAGAATGCTCAACTCTTGACGGATATGTTTTGGCGATTTCAGCAGTCAATCCGCGGCGTTGTCCTGGCGATAGGGAACAAGCTCGCGCCGATCTTCATCAAGAGCTTTACGATAATGACGAATCTCGTCGTCAATATCCGTCGCTTTATTGAGGCGAATCGCGAGCTCGTCGCGACGATCTTCAAGATCGGGACGGCGCTCGTCGGGATCGGCGCCGGTTTCGTCGCTCTCGGCGCGGCGACGAAGGTTCTCTCTCAGCTAGTGACGCCGGGCGGAGTTCTTCTCGCTCTTGCCGCGATCCTGGCCTATATCTCCGGGCTCTTCGATCCGTTGATAGAGAAGTGGGGGGAAGTCGTGATGGGCTTCGAAGTCGGAGGGAAGAGAATCTCCGAATGGCTCGAAGTCCTGGGGAATGCCTGGAAGGAATTCGTCGACGCTCTCGGGGACATAGGATCGGAGCTCGCGAAGATCTTCCGGGCCGCCTTGCCGGCGATCTCGTCGGCCTGGGATGTGATATGGGAAACCGCGAAGGATAAATTCCTCGCGTTCCTTCGCTTCGTCGTCAACTCGCTTCAAAACGCTTTCGCGGATATGTCCCGAGCCTTCGCCGAGAGAGCCAAGGGAGCGAGCGTAATTACGAAGCCGATTCTCCAAGATCTCGCCGCTCTCACGGCGACCGCGGCTCGGGGACTCGCCGGTCAACAGGCGACAGTCTATAAGGCTCAGAAGCTCCGCGAAGGACTCGCCGACGAATATCGCGAGATCTTCCAGCGCAAAGCCGGGGCCCTGGGAGAGACGACCGTCGGCGCCGGCGGCCGGATCTTTGATCGGGCTCAACTCGCTTTCGATCGAATCGGAAAGATCGGATCGGACGCGATCGGTCCGATCCTCGAGAAGATCTTCGGGGGCAAGCGAGCCGAGAGCGTGAAGAGCCTTTTCGATATCTTCCAGGGGCTAGGGGAAGAGTTCAAAGAGTTTACGCGACCGAAGGCGGCTCCGGCCTTTGCCGGAGCGGCCGCGACGCGGGCGGATATGCTCGTCTCGGGAACCTTCGCCGGCCGGGCGGAGGCGATCCGCGGGGCGACTAGGACGACGGATCTTCTCGGGCAGATCGTCGAGGCGACGAAGGCAACGGCGAAGATCCTGGATCGCAAGCTTACCGGACCGGCCTGGGCGGCGGAGGAAGCGACGCGATGAGTTATGACGATTATCGTCCGACGAGCAGTCTCCAGGACGCGAAAGACTCGACGGCCGTCCGCCGGGAATTCTACCTTTACGCGGCCGATGAAATCGAGGCTTACCAGGATCCGAGCGTCCCCGCGAAGGGGACGCTTCTCTCCCTGGGGGCGCGGCTTCTCGTCCTTCAAACGATAGCGATCGATCAGATCGAATCCGCGGGGCCGGACGAGTCCGGGAATTTCCTCTTCCGGGTTACGCTCTCGTATGTGCAGGGAGCTCCGTCGGCGGACAAGGCGACTTGGAGAATCGACGGCGTCAACGAAAAGATTCGCGTTTATGCGGTCGACAAGGAAGACGATCAAGTCCACTATGGGCCGACGGGGTCCGGAGCGCAACTCTTTACCGGGACGGGAATCAACGTAACCGAAGACGGGGCGCAAGGCGTCGACGTCGACGATCCCTTCGAGGTCTTGACTATCGACTTTTGGAAGGATCCCGACGATACGGAAGACTTCCTCGAGGTTCTTCGCGGCCTTCATCAAAAAGTCAACAATGCGGAATGGGAAGGGCCCTGGGGGACTTACGAGATCGGAGAAGCCCGGCTCAATACCTGGAGCGTTTCTCATCTCTCGACGTCGATCGATCAAGTCTCCGTCTCGTTTCTCGTCCGGAAGAACAAGGGGGATCTATATTCGGGGACGGGATCCGGGCAAGGCGAGCTTTTGATATGGCTCGATTCGATGGGAGAAGAGGTCCCCGTCGACAAGGGGGGGCATCAATACCTATGGGTCCGAATGCAGAAGTGGACGGATCCCGACGACGACTCGAAGAATAGAGTCGCTTCTCTCGACGCTCATGTCGCGACGCTTTATCCGTCCGGCGACTTCTCGGCGCTCGGGATAACTCCGGATATATGGGTCTAGGCTATGACGTTGAAGAAGGTCCGCGGCGGCGATAGTCTCAAGACGGGACAGATAAATCAATTCGTCGACGAGTTCAACCGGATAGCGGCGTCGGGGACCGGCCGCCGGCTTGATCGGAATCTTCTTCCCGGCAATCCGATATGGGCGGTCAATAATACTGGCGTTGACTTGTATATGGGGGAAGTCGCGGCGATCGACTCGAGTCCCTATGTCGGCAACGCCGCTGGGATCCTTACCGATAATCTCGTCTTGACGCTTCGCGAGACAGGCGAAGGCGACGAAGATAATTGGGTCGTCGCGGCGAATTGGATCCCGGCCGGGGAAGCCGGATGGGTCTATTCGGCCGGCGTCGCTCTCGCTCGCCTCGAGCCCGAAGGCTCGGGATCCCCGCCCGGCGATTACGTTCAAGCCGTCCCGGGCGAGAAGTATCTCGAGCGATCGGACCGCGGGGCCGGGCTTCTCGTCGTCGATCTCGGTCAAGTATGCTCGGCCGGCGTCGGGGAGTGGGGACTCGTCCGCTTCGCCGGCGCCAGCAATACGGGCGAAGGCGCCGGCCCGAGCCCGGGGACGCCGACGACATACATTCAAAAGGAAGGCGACGGGGATCCCGGATCGGGATCTCCCTATATGCGGGCGGACGCTCTCTTCGAGCTCCGCCGGCGAGTCGGGTCCGGGCCCGTCTCGGGAACGGAGCACGAATCCGGGCTCGAGATGGCGGAAGAAGAGGATCGGATCGGCGTCCTTTGGGAGAAGGACTCCGGCTATATCCTGGACGTTGCCGGGACGACGGCGAGCGTCGGCGACCGGGGGACGGTCGCCCGGGGCAATCATCAACACGCTTTCGACGGATCCGCTTTCGCGGGGACTGGCGTCTCCTGGAGTGCCGGGCAATTCCACGTTACGCCGGCGCCGAGCCCGGGGACGCCGACAACGTACATACAAAAGGAAGGCGACGGGAATCCCGGATCGGGAGCTCCCTATATGCGAGCGGACGCTCTCTTCGAGCTCCGGCTTCGAGCCGGCTCCGGGCCGGCTTCCGGAACCGAAGACGAATCCGGCCTCGAGATGGCGGAGGAAGAAGATAAGCTCGGCGTCCTTTGGGAAAAGGACTCGGGCTATATCCTGGACGTCAACGGGACGACGGCGAGCGTCGGGGATCGGGGGACGGTCGCCAGGGGAAATCATCGACACGCTTTCGACGGTTCGGCCTTCGCCGGGACGGGGATCTCTTGGAGCGGCGGACAGTTTAATGTCTCAGTCCCGACTCCGCCGTCGAAATATACCTCGATCCCGGAAGCCGTCGATTACGATACGGTCGGCGCGGCCGGGTCGTCCGACGACTATTCTCCCGGCGATCATAAACATCCGTTCGACGGGAGCAATCTCGCCGGCGCCGGGCTCAACTGGTATTCGGGCGGGGGCGTCGGACAGTTCCGAAACGATTACAGTCCGGCGACGAATCCTCCGCCGAATATAGCGGCTTCGAGTTCCCTTGGGATTCAAGCGGCCAAGTTTGCTCGAGAAGATCATACTCACGGAATTGACGTTACGGCCGGCGGCGGCCTTGAGATATCCGGCGGTTATCTGCAAATGGAAACGCCGACGGACGGGGATCTTTGGTATGGCGGCGGCGGATATTGGGGACGGCTCGGCATCGGCACGGCCGGGGATGTGTTGACGGTAGTTTCGGGGGCGCCGGCCTGGAACCGAATCGGAACATCAGACCTAACCTTCGACAATGGGGTCGATTTGGTTTTCGGAACGGGGGCGGGGACGAATCTCGGGAAGGCCGCTAATCAAAAGTCGGCCTTCCACGGCGCGACGCCGGTCGTCCAGGCGAGCCATATTTCCGATCCGAGCGGCGGCACAACGCAAGACGCCGAAGCCCGGACGGCGATCAACGCGATTCTAGTCGCTCTCGAGAATAAGGGGATCTTGGCAAGCGCATAGAGAGCGGGACGTCTCCCCGGATAATGGGCCGCCTCGATTGTCTCGAGGCCTGAGCGAAGGAAGGGAAAAGGAAATGAGTCTCTCGAACAAGCTCGATCAAGCTCGGAATAGCTTTCTTCACAATTGGGAGCGAAGCCGGAAGGTCGAAGCCAACAATCTTCAAGGCTACTTCGACGAGCTCTCGGAGATCCTCAAAGAAGTTCGCGAGAAGTCCGCGGAAGCCGAGAGGATCATCGAGGCACGGAAGACGCTCGACCGGCATCTCGCCGAGACGGCGCTCGCTCTCGAGAATGCGAAGTCGCGGATCCTCGAGCTCGAGGCCGCGAATATCAAGCTCCAGGGGATCGCCGGCGTCCGCGAACATATCGAGCGGGAAATCGCCGTGAAGAAGGCGGAGCTCGACGCTCTCGAGGGGCAACTCGTCAACAATCCGGAGTGAACGCTCGTCGGCTTTCAGTGAACGGAGCCGGGCTTCGCGTGAATAAAGGCGGCCCGGGCGTGAACAATGATCCCGATCAGTAAACAAAAGATCTTGCAGATCGAAGTCACGAACGCTTGTCCTCATCGTTGCTCGAATTGTACGCGATTCTCGGGGCATCATCGGAAGCCCTTCTTTATGGATCTCGAGACGGTCGAGCGGGCTCTCGATTCCGTCGCCGGCTTTCCCGGGATGGTCGGGATCATGGGGGGCGAGCCGACGATTCATCCCGACTTCGAGAGGATCGCCGAGCTTGCCGCAAGCCGGCGGCGTCCCCGGCGGATCCCGCGGGCCCGGCTCGAACCGATAGCGGACTTCACGCAATACCGAAGCCGATATCTCTCGAGGATCCCGGGCGTTCCCCTGGGCTTGTGGACAAGTCTCGGGGAGGGCTATTATCGGCATTTCGAAACGATTCAAGACGTCTTCGCTTATCAGTGCATTAACACGCACGACAATCCGGGAGAACATCAAGCGATGCTGGTCGCGAGCTCGGAGCTCCCGATCCCCGCCGAAGAGAGGAAGCGGCTCATCGATCAATGTTGGGTCAATCGGTTATGGAGTGCCTCGATCACGCCGAAGGGGGCCTTCTTTTGCGAAGTCGCCGCGGCTCTCGATATGCTCTTCGACGGTCCGGGCGGATGGGAGATCTCTCCGGACTGGTGGCGGCGGCCGCCGGAATCCTGGGGCGATCAAAGGCAATGGTGCGAGCTTTGCGGGGCCGCGATGGCCGTTCCCAGGCGGCCGGCCTGGGATGGGATCGACGACGTCTCTCCGGAGAATCTCCGCCGCTTGAAGGACGTCGGCTCGCCGAAGATCAAGGCGGGGAAGATTCGGATCTTCGACGTCGCCGGATACGATCCGGCGCAATATGCGGACAAGCCGTCGGCCGAATGGTATCTTCCCCAGGGAGACAACGCGAAGCGTATCGGGACGGATCGCTCGCTCTTCCCCCGGAAGATCGAAGGTCTTCTCGTATGCGTCGGATATGCGGACTTCCTTCGCCGGACGCTTCCCGCGAATGTGCCGCTCTTCGATCGCTTCGTCGTCGTTACGGCTTCGGAAGATTCCGATACGATCAAAGTCGCGCAAGACGCCGGCGCCGAAGTCGTCGTCTCCGACTCGTACAAAGAGCATGGCGCGGCCTTCAACAAAGGACGAATGATCAACGCCGGAGCTCGGGTCCTGGACTTCGACGATTGGGTTTTGATAGCGGATGCGGATATCTACTTCCCGCCGGACTTTCGAAGGGCGCTTGACCGGATGATCCTCAATCCCGGGTGTCTCCATTACGCGACGCGATTCTCTCCGCCTTACGAGAGCCGGATCCCCTGGCTCGATCGATACGCCGAAGATCGCTCCCTCGTCCGAGAGCTTCGGCTCGTCGATCCGAGCTCCAATCAAAAGCCCTGGGGATATTGCCAATTATTCAACGTCCGGGCGAAGGCTCTTCGGGATCGCGGCCGGGATCTCTATTCCGAGAGATTCGCGTCCGCCGGAGGTGTCGATTATCATTTCAATTCCCTATGGCGGCCCGATCGGAAGATCCTTCTCCGGGGGCCGGCCTTCCGGCTCGTTCATATTCCGCACGGCTCCCTGGGCGTCAATTGGAATGGCCGAAGCTCGACGCCGCTTGATCCCGGATACGTTCCCGTCAAGACTCGGGGCTCCGGCTCCGGATGGCGCAATATCGGATGGATCAACCCGAGCGGTTTTCATCGGGCGGGCGCGATTCCCCGCCGCGGATTCCTTCGCTTGATCCGCTATGATACGTCCGACTTCGTTATCGTTCCCTATATGCCGGGGCGCCGGCCGGGCTCGAATTGGATCCGCGGCCGCTTCGAATACGGGGCCCATCATGTCGGGATAGCCGTCCCGGCCTTCGAGGTCCCCGTCGAGCCTTCGAGTCGCGGTCGGATAATCATCTATCGTCGGCGCGGCCGGGAGTTCTCCGGCTTCGGCATGGGTCATGTTATGTACGAAGACAATCGTCAAGGTTACGTTTGGGCCGGGGAAGAGATTTCCGAAACGGACTTCGACGTCGCTTGGAAGCAACGGCTAGACGAAGAGGATCTTTCTCATCTCGTCGAGGGGGCTCTATGAATTGTCCGCTTTGCCTTTGGGATGAATGGGAAACCTTCCCGGGGAAACACGTTTCCCGGAGATATGTCGCTTGCCAGCATTGCGGGAAGGACGTCGTCCGCCTCGATCCCTTGATCTCTTTCGAGGAATCTCTCGGGATCTATGGGAAGAGTTACTTCGAAGAGATGCAAGGGACGATGGATCCCGGCCGGGCCGCGGACTTCGCCGATTACGGGCTTCTCGACTTCGAGAGCTTCGTCGAGTTCGGTCCGGGCGGGGATCAAGTCTTGAAGTGGCTCCGCGGCTTCGGGAAATACGTCGAAGGCGTCGACGTCAATCCGGCGACGATCGAGCGTCTCCGTTCCCAGGGAATCCCGGCCCATATGACGCCGCTCGAGCTCGACCGGGATCTCTTCGACGTCGCTCTTTCGTATCATTATCTCGAGCATATACGAAATCCGAGGCTCGAGCTCCGCTATCAAGCGGCGATCGCGAAGCGGATCTTCCTTCATGTTCCCGTCGGCCTGGACGAGCTCGGGAATCGGGATCACAATTGGCTTATCTCCGCCGAGGCTCTCGCGAAGATCGCGGAGAGATTCGGAACAATCCTTCGGAGCGATATCCGGATCTATCCGGCCGGCTCGGCTCTTCAACTCTTGATCGAGGTCCGGCGTTGATCTCCGTCGTCGCTTGTCATTATCGCTTGCCGGAATACCGGCTCCGGCAATTCCTGGAATGGAATCGGAAGCTTTTCGAGGTCTTCGGCGTCCGGACGATCATTGTCTCCGACGTTGATCGCTCCGGCTTGCCGGCCTGGGCCCGGCTCGTCGTCTATCCCGGGAAGCTCGAGATCTATTCGCCGTCCCGGGTCAGTAACTACGGGATCCGGATCGCCGGCGCGGGAATCATCTGCAAGACGGATATCGATTGCGTCTTCTCCCGATCGGCGCTCGAGGAAGTCGCCGGCGTCCGGGAAGGCCTGGGCGTCTCGCTCCCGTATCTCATGGCGATGAGCTATGACGAGCGGCCGAAGGCGATCAAGTGGGAATCGACGAAGGGGACGCTCGCTCTCGTCTTCGAAGATTGGGATCGGATCTCCGGCTATGACGAGCGACAAGCCGGATACGGGCTCGAAGACGGCGACGGCTATTGTCGGGCGATGAGGATCGCGAGAGTCCGCCGTCCGCAAGTCCCCTTTTGGCATATCGCGCACGATTCCGAGCGGGGAGCTTGTCCCCAGGCGAATCAGAATCGACGCTCCGATCACTGGCACCGAGCCGACGGCTTTTGTCCGGTCCGCCACAGGGAAAACCGGGCGGCCCGGCGGTCGGGCTTATGGTCTTCCCCTTCCTGGGGTCTTCCCGTCGACCGGCTCGGAGCCGGCGACAAGGGGCCCGGGGGCCGCGATCGACTCTCCCCCCTAGATCCGGTCCCCGGAGGCCCTTCCCGCCGGGATCCCGTTTCGGCGGCCCCGCCGGCAAGAGCATAGCTAGGGCCGCGGCTCCTGGCGCTCTCGAGGCGATCGAAATCGATTCCGGCCCATCGGTCCGGGCCCCCCTGGCGGCCGCCTGGGGCCCTTGAAACGCGAAAGAGGCCCTATCCGGCGAAGTGTGCCAAAATGGCACGATGGGCCCGGGAGCCGAAAGAACGGGGGCCCGGGGATCTCCCCCGGGCCCCCTGGGCCGTCCGGGCCGGCTAGATCCGGCTCGCGGCTAGACCTTCTCCGGGAGATCCCCGAGCTTGCGAAGGATCCGCTCTCTCGAGAGCGGGAGCTCCGCTTCCGCCGGCGGCGTCCGCTCGCCTCTTTCCCATCGGGCGAGACTGTTAGGCTTGACTCCCAGGATCCCGGCCGCTTTCGCCTGGGAGATCCCGACTCGCTTCCGGAGCCGGCGAAGGGCCGCGGCGAATTGCCGGGGAGTCACGACCGGCCCCCGAGCCATTGACGGACGATCGGCTCGATCGCGTTTCCCATCTTGACGCCGGCGGCGACGGTCGAGCTCGAAAAGCTCCGCGATTTCAAGCCCTGGGCCCTATTCGAAACGGCCGCGAGAGCGTTCGGATCGAGAAGGATCTTCCGCTCCCCGGGGACGCCGGGATCCTCGAAGTCGATCGTCAACTCGAAGACGGTTTGAAGGCGACGCCGGCGGCCGACGTTGCCCACGACGAATTGTCTCGCTCGTATCAGTCTCATCGGTCCCCCTTCACTTGAGAAGAAAAGCGGCGGCTTTGTCTCCGCCTTGATTGGCGAGAAGTCTCTTCTCTTCAATCGTCCAGGTCCGCGAGCCGGAATCGTAGACGGTCGCGGCTCTTATGTGCGAGAGGATTCGCTCGTCTTTGACTAATTGAGTCGCGACTCTCTCGAGATCGCCCGGCTCCCCTTCCGGGAGATCTTCGGCGATGTTTCTCAAAGCCTCGAGCATGGCTTCGACTTCGTCTTCGATATCCTGGAAGCCGTTCGCGAGAGCGTCCGCCTTGTCGATCGCGTTCGCGAGTTTGTCTTTCAGATCCGGCGAAGTCGAGACTCTCAGCAGGAAGGCCACAATCGGGCCGCGATCCGGTTCAACGTTTGAGCCGTTCATTCCCGGCCCCTTGCCTTGTCCGATTCCCGGCGGAAGACGACGAGAAGATCGAGGATCTCGCGGAGAGCTTGTCCGTCGTCGAGCTTGTCGAATTTCCAGCCGAGAGCGACCTTCCCGGCTTCTTCGAAGAAGCTCTCGATCGCTTTCGCGAGATCCTTCGTCTTGATCTCGAGAAGATCGGGCCCGGTCAAGTGCCGATGATCTCCCGACGATTCTTCCGAATTCGGCTCGCCGGCGAGCGGATCCGAGAAGTCAAGCCGGCGAAGAATGCGGAGCCCGTCTTTCCGATTGCCCGTCGCGACCAGGGAGCCGGGCTTGTCGTGAATCTCGACGAGCTCGACTCGAGGATTATCGAAAGCTTTCCCGGCCCTGGCGATCGCTTCGGCCGCGGGGATCTCGAGAAGCTCGGAGGTTTGCTCTCGGGATTGAGCTTGAAGAGCTCCGCTATCATTCTTCCAGTAGACGGAGACGGAATAAGGCGGATAGCTCGGAAGCTTATCGGCGCCGTCGTCGTCGACGAGCTCAAGCGAAGAGGCTTTCGCCTTCGACTCCCTCTTGATCTTCCCGACGAGATGATCCTCGATCGATGGGGCCGGCGGCATCTCCGCCGGGGACGTCTGTTTCTTGAAGTGTCGATTTCCCATTGTCGCTTGTCTCCCTTCTCGGAATGCGGATCCGCCGGCCGTCGAGCCATACCATAGCGCGGGGATCCGTCTCTCGGAGGCTCTCGAGAAGATCGATCGCGGACGCGAGAGCCTCGCGCTTCGTCCCGATCCGTTGGGCCCACAAGGTACGCTCCCCGCGGGCCGTCTCTCTCATCTCGATTGAGTGACTCATTCTTCCGGCCTTCTGTCCTAACTATGGGGCCAATGTATAGGCCGCTTCCCATCTTCCCGGCGACATTTGGCGCAAGGACAACGGTCTTCCGCCTTCCCGTCTTCTTCGGCGCATTCGTGAACGGCATGATAGAGACAGGCGCCGTCAATCATTTTCTTGATAATGCGGAGATCTCGAGCCGTCGTCGGTTCTTTGAAATAGATCCCTCGAAAGACTTGAATCGCCGTTTCGCGTTTCACGCTAGCAACTCCAGGCGTCTTCGATCGTCTCCCCGTTCGCGTCGGCCTCGAAGGCCGTTCCCGCGGCGAGACTCTTTCCGAGATCGAGGATCCCTTCCCATGCCTTGTTGATCGCGTCCTTCTCGCGATCGTCGAGCTTCGCTCCGATCGGCCGGACTTGCGCGATCGCGGCCCGGGCGGCGGCGACAAGTGCGAAGGCATGGGCCCGATAGATCTCCCGCTCGATCTCTCTCTTCGTCTTCTGCAAAGGAACGACTCCGGCGACGCTTACGATCTCTTTGATTCCCATCCGACTTCCCCTTCTTCGTCGCCGGCCCATCCCGGCGACGTTACTATATTATACCGCCGGCATAGGCGCCGCAAGCGTGAAACCGGGGAAATCCTACCGGCGGCATATGGCCCGGCCCGGATTCCTCGAGGAAACCAGTCCGGCGAGAGGGGCCGAAAACGGGCCCGGAGTGGCCCTTCCGGGCGACAATGGGCTAGAACCGGGATCCCTCGAGGAAATTAGTCCGGCGGATCCTGGCGGATTCGGCTTGACTCCGGGCGGCCGGGGAGCTCATAATCCGCCCGGACGCCGACGGCGCGGGAGCAATGATGGGAGATCCGAAGAGACAGGGGGCTCGCGGCTTGCCAGCTTTCGCGCTAGGCGTCCACCTTGCCGAGACGGCGACCGCGGCCCCCGTCGATTATTGGAAGGCGGAGCCGGCCGCGGACGCCGGCTCCGCCTTCCTTCGGAGGTCGAGCGAATGACGGGGGGCGTCGGGCTTCCTTCTTCTTCCCCGACGACGCCGGGCGGGGGCCCCCGCCCGGCCCCCCCTCTTGACGAGATCCGGATCTCCGTCGGCGAGCTTCTCGCACTAGCGAGCGGGAAAGACGTTTGTCGGATTTGCGGAGCCGTCGTCCTTCGGGATGAAGATCTTCGCTTGTGCGCCGTTTGCCAACGTCGCGAAGCCGCGGCTCAATCCGGAGATCCGGACTTCGCCGACGTTCACGAATCCCCCCCCGACGCCGGGGGAGAGAGCCCGTCGCTCTCTCCCCCTGGCGTCTCTTCTTCGGACGGCTAGCGATGGCTCGCGGGATGCTTCGGGCTTATCTATGCTCCAAGGGGACTTGTTCGCTTATGGGGATGGATCTTGCCGCATGGGCGGCGGAGAAAGAGCGTCCCGTCTTGATCCTTCCGGGATCCTGGCTCCTGGATCCGGAGTCGGCTCCCGAAGGCTTCCGGCGGATCGCCCGGGAGGATCGCGAGCTCTTCGGTCGACAAGCCGGCCGGAAGCTCTCATTCCCGATCATGTTCGAAGAGCATCCGGCGCCGGCGGTCGATCGAATCGTCGGCCCGGAGCAATGGCTCGAGTTCAATCGGCAATGAGACGGCAACGCAGACGGAAGAGAAGCTCCCCGCCGCTTGTGTGCCGGCTTGTCGATGGATCCGGCCGGGCTTGCGGAGCTCCGATCGCTTGGATTCCCGGCGTCTCGTATCCGGTCAATCCGGGATCGGTCGAGATCCTACTCTATGAAGAAGGCTCGCCGCGGATACAGGGAGTCACGATCAAGGGGGACGAATGTTGGGGCCGGCGCCGGGAGCCGGGCGAAGACGGTCGCGTCGTCGAGATTTGGACTCGGCATCAATGCGATTTTGCCGGCCGGCCGGCTTATCTTCCGCCGGATCCGGAAGCGAAATGGGGGATCGATAGATCCGTCGGGAGCGACGAATGAAAAAGAGAAAGCTTCCTCCCTATACGGGATCGACGCAAGCCGAGCGGGCGAAGAATATCCCGTCGGCGGACTGGCAAGCCGCGATGAAGCTTCGAGCCGCGAGAATGGCAAAGGGAGCGAGCTTCTCGCTCCGGGATCTTGCGGTCTATGTCTTCTT